TTCATTAGCCGCTTCTTGGTCATCTAAATATTTGACAATATCAGTAGCCAACTTTAAATCACCCACTTTAAAGGGTGTATCACAAGCTTCAAAAGCTTCATTAAGAAAGTTGTCCCAACGCTCCAATATTAATTTCATCTTAAAATCCTTTATCTCTATACTGTATATAGATAGTTCAAAGCATAAGGACTACGGATATAACCCGGTCTAATAGATCCCTGTTCATCGCGTTGCGGTACCTCGCCAAGCTCTGTGGAGTCTGCCTTGTCTGGATGTGTAAGTTCATCATTTGCCATTGCAACAATAGCTTCGGTAGATTCGAAGTAAGGACGCTCTTCAGTAATAAATTCAGATATATTGACTAAAGCTAGCTTGGCAGAATTAAGAGTTTCGTTGAATGGTTTTAAGAGTTCTGCCTCGAATGCTCCAAAGAAAGTGCCGGCCTTAATTGATTCAGGGATAACCACTCCACGCTGGTGTAGGTATTTAAATAATCTATTTTGCGCTCCGTAAACTAAATCATTCATAGTCTCTTTAGGGAACGCCACTATCTTGTTGGTACCCGAAGAAAGCACAATATCAATATCGCCATGATCAAAAATCATCAAATCGCCATTTAGGGCCTTACGGATGTTCATCTCTAATGTAACAACCGCAGATTCTTCACCTTTTTTGATTGTGATTTTAATTGCCATCGGCGTTGATTTCCTGTGCAAGTTGTTGTGTTTTCAGTATGGTCAAAACAGCACTCTCGTTGATTCCTTTATCTTGAAACGAACTAAGTTTTTCGAGAACCTGATTTGTTTTTTCAACCAAATCCGTATCCTCTTTGATAACTTTTGTATCTAGCGAATTAGTAAGTTCTTCTTTAAGTCGAGCAATCTCTGAATTTAAAAACATTTTTAATCCAAGGCCGTTATCTACGAATGACGTAATATAATGATTTAAAAGATTTTTCTGATTTTCTAGAAGCTCTGTTTGATATTTTTCGTTGAACTTATCAACAAAGGATTTAAGCACTAAGTTGTCGATAGGTTCCAAAGTATCTTGCTTGTTTTCTGGTAGGATCATGTTGTTAATAATATTGTTTTCGAGAATCACCGCACTCTTGGGCGAAGACTTATCGGAAAACATTTGAGCTATCGAAGCAAGAGTCTTGTAATTTGGTACAAAGTTATTAAACACTTCTGGGGTGAGTTCTTTGTTAACGTCTGCGATCAAATCACTTTGACTAACGAACAACCCGTGTGGGTCCATAACTCTATGGGCAAGTTTTGCTTCCTTTATAATCTTCTCTGCTATTTCTCTATGAAGGTTTTGGTTTTCATATAAGGAACGATAGTTTTGAAGGTCTTTATAAAGAACCGAGCCTGGAACAAAATGCTTTTTAATAATCGTGATGGCTTTGTTTTTAACTTCGTGGTTTTCTTTTATGATTGCCACCGTAGCTTCGCGTACCAATGCTTCAAAAACAAATGCTGTATTACGTTTTTTGTTGTGTCTTGTCTTCATTCTGTTGCTCCGTTAATAGTTCTTTTTCTTCAAGACCTTCAAGAAGAAGTCGAATGGAAGTGTTCATCTCAAAGAGTTTATCTTCTTCTTTCTTCTCTCTCAGCTTATAAATAGATTCATCTTGCTCATAAATCCCTGCTAACCCATTCATTCCTGTTAGTGTATTAATATCTCTCATACCGGGAAAGGTATTTCGATGCGTTGAGCTACTCTTTTCTTTTGATCCAGCTGCCGCTATAGAGCGACTTCTGGCGCCTGCGGCGCGACCGTCCGTCTTAACTCTCTGATACGTTCCGCCGTCTTTGGAACGGACATTACGCGAACCAGGAGGCACTGCCAGTAGTGTGGGGGGCTCTTCTGGCGCACCAGGTTCACCGGCGGCGCCGGGTGTCATCTCTTCTGGACCGCCGGGTTCTCCCCCAAGCTCACCACCTAGCTCCCCGCCTAGGTCACCGCCTAGATCGCCGCCTAGATCGCCGCCTAGGTCACCACCTAAGCCACCACCAAGGCCGGCGCCGGCGGCTGCAGCACCCTCAGCTACGGCTTGTAAGGAAGCATCATGATGACGATCATAGTACATCTCGCGCTGGTTGCGGTGGAAGTCCTCATTGGACATACCAAATACATGTTCTGTCACCCAACGGCGCGAGAAATAACCCTCGGTAGCTGCTGCAGCGATATCAAACTTCTGCTTCCAGAACTCAAGTTCTTGAAGCTCCGCGATTCTGGATGGGTTGTTAAGAACAAGCTTAAAATTAAGAATGTCGTCGCCTCGGAAGCCGAGGGTGTAAAGGTGAATAATACCAACCTTTTCTAGCTCTGCGATAATCACGCGCTGAAGTCGTTGAATAGTGCGTGCAAAGCGAATGTCTTTTTGGGCAAGCGTGGTCTTATCTTCTGCGGCGCCTTCGCCCATAGAAAGATAGGATTGAGGAATTTTTAGAGCGGAGAAGAGCTTGTCGCGAAGATACTTAATATCATCGATCTGTGTAATGTTTTGCGCGCCGGCGAGTGTGCTAATATCTGTAACCGATCCGGCGCGGACTGGGATGAAATAATCTTCTTCGACGGCCATGGGGTTATAGCGAAGATCAATGCGGCCGGTATTGGCGTCCACCACAGAATGCCGCTTAAGTTGAGTAACCACTTTCTCCATATATTGTTCGACTTCATTAGGAGGAACAGCGCCAACATCAATCTTGAAGACGCGTCGTTCTGAAGAGCGTACAACGCGGTAGGCCATCATGGCGTCTTCCATAAGCACAAGCTGACGCCAGATGCGGCGGGCCGGCTCAAGGATGGAAGTTCCATAAGGGGCGTACTTATCGTTGCCGAGAATGCGGAAGTGTGCGACCTGCCAGTTTTCAAATGTCATCCCGGCAGAGTTCCATTGATATTGAACGTAGTTGGGGTTTGTAGAGTCTTGGCCTTCCAATCTTTCGATTTCCATTGGTGGGAGAGCAATGACCGACTTCACACCAAAGTTGTCATCAATGTCAAGATAAAGAAAGAAGTCACCATATTTGCACATCGTGCGCGCCCAACCAAACAGGTTGTATTGGATATTCAAAATCTGTTCATATAGAGTAGTGAGGACCGCTTTTATCTCTTCGTTAGCAGACTTCACATTAAGCATCGGGCGCAGCTCCGAATACGTTGTCATCTCGTCTGCATAAATGTCCATCGTGGATGCGATCTCTGGCATATACTCCATCTGATCAAAATCAACATACCTCTCGGAACGGCGCTGATTCTGGATTGCGTCTGAAGCGATCGTATCGAGGGGATTATATTGAGACTTCTTAAATTGTTGACCTGATGCGGTCTTAAAGCGAGAGGAGAATCTATCTAGATGTTGGCGGCGGATCCGGCGACCGGTTTGTGAACGATAACTGATTATTGGGCCCGAGAAAAGACGCGTTAGTGCCTTAAATAATAGATTATCTCTATTAGCTGGGTTCTTTCCTTGATTTCTGTTTGGTGGTGCCATTATTTTCTCACTTTATAATCCATTTATATTCGTCCCAATGGGACTTTGCTTCAGATATTATATCAGCTACATTACCTTGTTTGTACCCATCTTGGCCTTTTATTTGTGTGTTCATTGTGGTTTTAACTGTATAAATTGCATCAACGAACGCCTTTTGATAATTTAAATCCCTAGCATTAGCCTGGAGGGCAGTATCTCTAACCCAACATGCAATCGCAAGAGCCATGATCAAGTCATCATTATAACTCTTCATTGCTTGTGGTTTACCATTCCTCCAAATGAAAGTTTTAAATTCATTAACAGTTCGCGTAGAATATATCTTAATTAGTTTATTTCTTATAAACTCCTCTAATTTCGCAACTATAAGAGGGCGAGTTTTCATTGTAGTAGAAAAACCAGCAATAGCGGAGGTCTGGTGTTCCGCTATGTGTTGCTCAACATATTCATGTGTGGACTTAATGGAAAAATATATATTTGGATAAGCATATTCTATAAGTTTATCAAGAACAGTGTAGCCAATATTATTATTTTCAACTACCATCATCGCATTTCCGAACTCTCTCCCAACTTGATTAAGCATGTTAGCAAACATATCTGGTGTGGCCTTCCCTTGGTATTCTCCGATGATTTCTAGAGTCTCTAATTTAATAATGTGAAACGTTGAGAAATCGGCCCCATCACCTCTTGACACATCAACAGACATAAGATAGTTGCAAGTAGGATCGAACTCTTCCCAGATCCAAAAGTTGCGGTCAAAGCCGGTGCGGTACTTTGGTTCGCACACATTAGACAGCAGCCACTCCATGTCGTCGGAGTCGATAACAGTCTCTCCAGAAGTATTGAAGTTGCACATCAACTCCTGCGCAATCTGGCGCTTGGACATATTCTTCGTTTCTTTCTTATACCACTCTTCATCTCTATCGGGATGAACATCCCACGAAAGCGTTGTTAAATTAAAGTTGTTGCCGCCAGATTCAGAATCTGTACAGGTCTTATGAAACCAGTTGCCAACGCCATTAGGTGTTGACAATGCAATACATCGTCCACCAGTTGATAGCGTCGGATATAACCCTGTCCATAGTTCTTCGAGACCTTCGATGTGTGCAGCCTCATCAAGAA